TGATGGTGCCAGGGACGACCTGATAGAGCCACGCCGAGCCCGCCACGTCGTAGTGCAGGTTGACCACCTTCAGCGGGTGGTTGTTCGCCTGCGTCGGGGACGGGAAAGGGTCGGACGTGTCGAGGGTGAACCCGTGCGCGGACGAGTCGAAGGTGTAGCCGACTCCGGGTTGGATTTTCATCAGGCGGCGGCGTAGACGGCGGAGGGGTAGCCGTCGCGGTTGAAGCGCAGCTCATACTGGACCTTGTAGAGCAGGCCGTAGTCCTCGAAGGACACCTGAGCCAGAAGAAGCTGGTTCTTTCCGCTGATCGTGAAGGACGTCCCCATGTAGGTCGGGAGAAGGTCGGTCGAGGCGAACGTGCCCGTGCCGGATGTCTTGCCGACTGCGTTGCGGAGGTTGACCACCTTGGCCGATGAGTCCGTATAGAAGACGCCCGAGATGGAGCATTGGGGGGCGAGATAACTGGTCTTGCCGTAGAAGTCGCTGTATTGCGAGCTCTTGAAACCAAGGAACTTCCTGCCCTTGATGCTCTCGAAGGTGGAGCCGTTGTTTCCGTAGTATTCGGTCGGATTGCTTCCCGGGACGATTTGATAGTTCGGGTCATTCTTCGTTCCAGGGCTAGGGCCGACGCCGGCGATGGGCGAGCCGGTGAAGCCCGTCGCGAGCTCGAAGAAGTTCGGGTGCGTCGTGATGTTCTCCGAGGTCAGACCCTGCGAGCCGGTGATCTGCGGGTCGGTCATGGTGACTCCGCCTTCGATGCCGACGTAGTCCACCGTCAGCGTCGCGATGCCGAGGGCGTCATAGGTGATGCTGTATTTGTGCGCCTTGCAGTTGGCGTCCAGCGGACAGGTCGAGCCGCGGTTTACCACCGTGCCCAGCGCGGCGCTTTCGTCGGCTTTCCAGACGACCGTGGCCGTCAGCAGGCCGTAGCCGTCGTTGCTGATTTTGCCGCCCGGCTGCTGGACGGGAGTGGTGAGGGCGTTGCCTTGGTCGATGCGTGCCATAAATTATTTGCCCATGAGAAGGGCTGCGCGGGATGGGGTGGAGTTCATCCAGGAGGTGGCTCCGGGGTCGCCTGCGATTTTCTCGAGGAGGGCGGTCTGCTTCATCAGTTCCTCGTTCTGGACAGCCATGGCTTCGAGCACCGGGTTCGGGCCTACGCCGATGACGTTGCCGAAGCCCTCGGGGCCTTTGAAGTCGGCTGGCTTCTTGTTTGTGTCAGGCTTCACGAAGTTCTGGAAGTCCGGGTTGGTTCGGAACCAGTTCTCAATCTCGTCGCGGACCTTTTTGCTGGACGCCATCTCAGGGATTGTAAACGCCGTGGCCTCACCTTCAGGACCAGAAAACATTGGCAGGAACTTCTCGTAGATACCTTTGCCTTCTCGGGTATTCAGGAACTCTTCGTAAATCTTCTGAGCACCGGCCTTTACCTTCTGTTCCTCCTCGATCTGTCCCATTCGGAACTGAACGAAGGAAGCCTGTCGCTTCTGCATCGAGCTGGCAAACTGCGTGTCTCCCTTGGCAATCAGGTCAAATCCTTCCTTTGCGTCCTGCTTGGCCTTTTCGATGTCTGCCTTAATCATCCCGAGGATGTTCTGAACAATCACCATAGGGGCGACGAAACCAAGGGCGATGTCCTTAAACGCATTCGAGAACTTCTTGCTGATGTCTTCGACCTGCTTGTCGAAACCAGATGTCGCCTTCTTGGCCTTCTCCATGGCCTGCGGGACATCGGAGGTGGTCTTGATGTTTACTTCAAGGGATTGGGCCATCGGTCGTAGGGGGGCTTTCCTTTGCAGGATTGGAAGCGGACGCGGCGGCCTCCTTGGCCTCCTCTTCGGCCATGAACGCTTCCTCCTCGGGCGACATGATCGAGACGTCAGCACCCTTGCGGATAGCCAGCGCGGTGTTCAGCCAGATGGCCTGGCACTCCGGCATCTCCCAGGCACGCTGCTCAGGGATGCCTGAGGCGATGAGGTTTGCGACGATGGACAGAGGCCAAGGGATGCCCTTTCCTCCGCCTGACTTGGCCTTGCTTTGCTCCCAGAATTTCGGCCAGTTGTCTACAAGGATGTATCCGGCGAATGCCGTAAGAAGACGTTCGAACTTGTGCGGATTCCTTTGCAGACTGAGAATCCGTAGCTTGTCTAGCCAGCCAATCTCACCTAGCGGCTCCTCAGCGCATACCTGGCAGGCGAAGATAAGGTCCGCAGGGGTGATGCCTCTCGAGCCCGTGACGAGAGGGGACTCAAAGGCCATCAGTCGCACGCGGTACTTCAGGCACCACGGATAAAGCACTCGACCCAGCAGCCGAAAAGGCGCCGGGTCGACGTAGGCGTTCAGGAAGCGGCGGTCCACCCCTCTGATGCTATGCCCCTTGCGGGCGTGTCAATTAGACAGGCGTGATGCCTTCGTAATCGACCGCGGTGATCGTGACGGCAGTGAAGCCCTTGTTCGAGCCCTTGTCGTCAATCTTGGTGATGGTGCCGACGAAGGACGCCGAGGCAGAGCCGGAGGGGTAGGCCGAAGCCGTGTTGACCGTGAAGGAGAGGGCGGCGCCGAGGACCGGCATGGTCGAGGTCTTGGCGATGCCTTCGATGGTGATCTCGCTCTTGCGGTCGTCCAAGCGGTGGGTCTTGGTCAGGCCCGTCTCGTCGACGACGGTCACGTCCGCGTTGAAGGAGGACGACAGGCTGTAGCTCTGGACGAAGAGGTTTGTGACAGTGCCCGCCACTCCGTAGAGGCAGGTCGTTCCGTTGGAGATGGCGGCCATTTGTATTTGCCCCGATTGGAATTAGGCCGGAGGCAGGACCACCAGCACGTCGAAGGCGAAGGCCGTGGCCCAGGAACGCTCGTCGATTCCCTCGTCTTCGGAGGTCATCGTGACGTCGTAGCAGGACGCGTCGGTCGAGGCCGTGAAGGCCGCCTGGATGCTGGTCAGGTCCCTCATGTTGCCTGAAAGGGCGGCGCAGCGGGCACGGTGATCGGCGAGGGTCGTGTCGTCCGCGTTGGAGAAAAGGGTGATGCGGACGGAGCAGGCATAGTTGCCAAGCCCCTCGGGCAGGTCGCCAGGAGCCCGTGCAGAGTCGCAGAGGACGACGGCCTTGGGCAGGGTCTGGGTCGCGGCGCTGTCGCCCGTCAGGAACGTGACGGTGGTCAGCCCGGTCTGGGTCGAGAGGTAGGTCGCGAGGGTTGCCTCGACGATGTGGCGGATGGATTTGGTGCCCATAAAGTTTTAACGGATCGTGCCGTTGTTGAAGTCTACCACGTCCCGCTTCAGGAACTTCTCGAGGTCGCGCTCGATGCGGGCGACCGCGTTCCCGTAGACTAGGTTGAGGACGTTGTTCTTTGTGCCCTTGTCGTCGTTGTCGCCGATGGCGTTGCCGATGCGGATGCTCACGGCCTTCTGTGTCGTGTAGACGGATTGAATGACGTTGCCTGGGAACTTCTTCACGTAGCCTGCCACGCCCTTGCGGCCGAAGTTCTGTTCGACCCCTTTCTTCTTGGGCTTTGGAAGGGTCTGCATGGCGTTCCACCAGCCCGACTTCAGTTTGCCGACCTCGGCCTGACGCTCCTTGATGTATTCCTTCAGCTCGGCTTTGGAGCCGACGAGGAACTTGCCCATGTAGTCTCCACGGCCTTTCTCAATCTTCGTCTTCCCTTGGCGGGTGAGACGCTTGAAGCGGTTGTGGACGGGACGCAGGTCGGTCACGAGCTCGTTGCCCGGGCGTCCGCTGGACTGATTGAAGAAGTTCTGGGCCTTCTTGTAGGCCCGCAGCACGTCGGAGTCGGCCACGATCTGGTTGGGGATGACCGCGTCGAAGTTGATGGAGCGGTCCTGCGCCGCCTTCTTGGCGGTCGTGAAGTCGCCGAAGTTCCGGCGCTTGGCAGCCGATGCGAGGTTGTTGAGCATCATCGCCCCTGCCACCTTGGCCTTGTCGTTCTGGGCGACAAAGAGGGTGTTGATGTCCCGCTCGACCGCACGGCGTCCCACTAGCTCGGCCTGCTTGGTTTCGCCCTTGCCGCCGCCCGGGGCGAACGGAGGGGTGAAGATGATGGCGTCTCGGCACATCAGCGCGGCCTCGCGGAGGGCGGCATTCTCGATGGTCCAGCCGACCTCCTGGGCGAGGGAGGTGAGCGCCTTGTTGAAGGTCGTGACGTTGGCGTGGACGAGGCCCACGTTACTGGTTGTCGTCGATGACGACGAGGGTGATCCATGCCGACCCGGGCTTGTAGGTCTGGGTCGTGATGCGGACGGTCTTCCCGCCGGCCACGATCTTCTTACCCTGGGCGAGGGAGGCGATGGGCACCCCTCCGCTAAGGGTGGCAGCCGATGCCCCAATAGACCCGTCTGGCTGGCTCCAGGAGGCCGTTACAGCGGGGAGCCTGACCGTGTACTGGGTCCGCTCACAATACCCCCCTGCTTCGAGCACGGTCGAGACGGCAGGGTCGGAGATGAGGCAGGAGAAGGTGATGGCCCCCGAGTTGGCCGACCCGGCCACGCCGAAGTCCGCGATCATCTCCTTCGCGTCCGCCAGAAACTCAGAGTAGAGGCTCATCCTATACTTGCCCGCTTTGGTAGGGGGACAAAAAAAGACCCCCATCGCTGGGGGTCTCGTTTAAGCCTGTCCGGCTGATTAGGCCGTGGTGAGGCGGTTGAGCGAGGTCGCGCGACCGACAGCGGCACCGAAGAGCAGCGTGGCGGTGACGTTGTAGTAGCCGCTCTGCTCCTGGCCCATGAGCACCTGCACGCCGAGGCCGGTGTCGGCGTCGACAGCGTTGGCGACTTCGAAGCCCGGGATTTCGCCCATCGGGAGAGCCGAGGCGACCGCGATGGCGTCAGCGCCGCAACCGAAGCCGGCGAGGGATTCGCCGTTGGCGGGGAGGCTGTTCCACTGGTAGACAGCGGCGCCAGCGAGGGTGCCGATCTGGCCGGAGGTCAGGATGCCAGCACCGAGGACGGAGTTACCGATGATGGTAGCGTCGCCCAGGAGGTTGTTGGCGTAGGTCGGGTTCAGGATGAACGCGCGGGGCTCGGCGGCCTTGGCGGCGTCGAGGACGCCCTTGGAGGCGACGACTTCCGAGTAGGACAGGGAGGCGCCGGTGTTCGTGCCGGATGCGTAGTTGGCGGCGGTGATGAGGGCGCCGATTTCAGCGAGGCACTTTTCGGCGAGCGCGTTGGCGGCGGTCGGGACGAAGGCGTTGTTCAGGAACTGAGCGCCGTACATCTTGACGTCGAGGGGCGAGAAGCGGCTCGACACCTTGAAGTGCTTGAGGGTGACGTTCGCGGCGGTGATCGTCGCGTCGTCCTGGGTGAGGTAGCCGCCGGCGCCGAACTCGGTCGCGGTGGAGGTACCGATGAGGGGGACCTGAACGGTCTTTCCGGCGGACGACTCAGCGGCCGAGAAGACCGAGGAGAAGGCGCGCAGGGCGGGGAGCTTGCCCTTGAGGGAAGCGATGACGCTTTCAGCGAGGATGCTGGGAGCGGCGACGATGGAGTTAGCCATGATGTGTTAGGATTGGGTGAGGGTTGAGGGAAATTAGAGAGCAGCCTTGATGATGGCGTGCTTGTGAGCGGCGAAGTAATCGTTGCGCTCCTTGGAACCGACCGGGAGGGACAGGAAGGTCGCGAGGTGGTCGACGGCCTCGGCGGTCGGCTTGGCGTCCGCAGGGCTGATTTCGACAGGGGCGACGCCGACGGAGGCCACGATCTTCGCGGCTTCCTTGGAGGCGCTGACCTTGCTGGCTTCGTGCTCGGCGACCAGAGCCTTGAGGGACTCGGAGTCCTTGACGGCGGCTTCGAGGGCGGCGGTCAGTTCGGCGAGCTTCGCGTCCTTGGCGGCGGCTTCGACCTTGAGGGATTCCAGTTCGGCGGCGGCGCCGACGGTCATCTTCTCGACAGTGGTACGGAGGTCGTCGCGCTCGGCGGTGAGGCCCGAGAGAGCGGCGTTGGCGGCGAGCAGCTGTTCTTCGATGGTCATAGTCTTATGTTTGCTAGGAATGGAATTATTCGCGGACTGTTCGCGGTCGAGTTGCTCGACTTTACGCTCGGCCCATTCGGCGGTACGCATGATGTCGCCGGAGGTCGGACCGCCCCAGAGAGCCCACGCTACGGCACCCGCTCCAGGGAAGTCCTTGTTGTCCGGGTCGTTCTTCGGAGCGTCCATGTCAGCGCGGTGACGACGGAACCAAGGCCCCATCCTGCGGACCTTGTCCTCGGAGATGGAACCCTCGACCATGTCGCGGGCTTCCCGCAGAGTCTGATCGGTTACGCCGTCGCCGGACTTACCCTCCCGATGCCACTCAAGGCCACGACGTGCGGCCTCGGTGACATAGTCAGGAACGGGTACAGTCTGAGGCATCAGAACGAACGCAGGGCGTCGTTGAAGGAGTCGGCCAAGCCAGTGACCAAGCCCTGGGCGGCGGCCTGCTTGCCCGAGAAGACCTGACCTTCCATGGCCTCGGCCTTCACCATCTTGCGCTTCATGTTCACGGCCTGCTTGAACTCTGCGTGGATCGTGTCGACGCCTTCCTGAAGGTTCGACATCTGGTTCTCATCGAGGCTCGTGCCTTCGATGCCGGCGCCCTTGAACTTGCCGGACTTGATGACGACCATCTTGATTCCGGCCATCTCGGCGGCCTTGGAGTAGTCAGGAATAGCCATGTAGACGCCGATGCTTCCGACCGTGGAGGACGGGCTGGCGACGACGCGGTCCGCAGCCGAACCGATCCAGTAGGCGGCTGACGCCATCTCGGAGTCGGTGTAGGCAAGCGTCGGCTTGCCGTAGTTACGCACCTTGTTGGCAAGTTCTTCGACGCCCGTGACGGTGCCGCCAGGGGAGGAGATTTGCAGGGCGACCTTCTCGACCTCGGGGTTGGCGGCGAACGCGTCGAGGGCTCGGAGATTTCGTTGACGTCCGCGGCGCCCATCATCTTCTCGAGCGGAGACAGGCCTTTGCCGATGACGCCGACGACCGGGATGATGCCGATGCCGTCTACCACGTAGGGCTTTGGGGCGACGCCGAAGAGCTGAGAGAGCATCTCCGTGAAGCCGAACTTCTCGGCGAGGACGGCGTGGTCCTTGGCCTTGGTCGGGTCGATGAGGAGGGGCTCGCGGCCCGACAGTCCGTTGGTGAGGAAACGCATGGGGAAATTAGGAGTTGGGTTCGTCTTCGGATTCGGGCTCTTCCATCGAGGCCGGCTCGTCTTCGACCTCAGGCAGGTCGAGGTTCTCCGATACGTCTTCGGGAATCTGGTTGTTAGCCTGTCCCTGCTGGAGCCAGTTGAAGCCCGGCTTGTAGAGCATCCAGACGGGGATGCCCGCCTTCTTGGCCTTGTCGATAATGAAGGCCATGTCGTTGGCTCGCTTGTCCATCTCGGTGCGGAAGTCTAGGCCACGCTGGGCGTAGAGTTCGGACATGGAGAGGAGACCCATCTCGACATCGTTGCGGTCGTTGGCGGCATCGCGGCCAGCGTCAACGGTGACGGACTTCGGGGTAGTCCAGGAAACTTCATTCCACTTAGGATCATCAGGCAGGTCTCCGTCGGCGATACCTTGTCCGATGATGTAGCCCCACGTCGGAACGCAGAACTCTTCGATGAGGACGGACTGATACTTGCCGAACACTCGAGCGGCCTTGGCGGTGACAAGACGGATGGACGCACCTCCGAGCTTAGAAGGGTCGCTGACAAACTCGTAAGGCAGGATGCCCATGCTGATGTCGCGTTCCAGCGCCGCGATGAAACCATTGAAGGTGGCGTTCGGGCGGTTGCTCTGGAAAGACGTCATGTCCTCCCCGGGCTCAAGGGCGATGAGCTTGCCACCCATCGTCGCGGCCACATTGGCGTAGGACTGGCTGGTGGTCGCCCCGAGTTCTCCGGCCATGTCGGAGTCAATCGTGCCGCCCTGCTTCTTGATGACGCGGGTCACGTCGCCGTTGTCCTTCACGGCCTGCTTCTCGAGGGCCAAGATTTCCATCTCGTCCTGGATGCTGTTGA